CCAATGCCGACGGCACGACCGGCCGCAAGCTTGCGACCTTGGCCTCGGGCACCGTCAACTTGACCGGCGTCGGCGGGACCGTCGTTCCGCAGTATCTGCAACTCGCGCGCACGACGGGCGCCGGTCAATTCGTCAGCTATGAGACGCTACAGCAGATCATCTTGGAAGAGGAGATTCCGAATCCGGTCGCGATCCGCGCACTGCAGACTGGCACAATCGGCAACGCCGATGCCGGTGCGATAATGGAGCCGATTAATCCGCCACAAGGTCTCGATAGCATCGCCACCGTGGTTGAACTCTACGGCGGCACCGATGACGAGACCGACGACGAACTGCGCGCCCGCATCCTTAAACGTATTCGCGAGCCGCCAATGGGCGGAGACAAAACGGATTACGAAAACTGGGCGTTGAGTTTTCCTGGCGTAACGCGGGCTTGGGCGTCGCCGCTCGAGATGGGCATCGGGACGGTGACGGTGAGATTCATGATGGACGACTTGCGTGCCGACTTTGACGGATTCCCGCTGCCAGATGATGTTGATGCGCTAGCCGCCTACATGGACACGGTGCGGCCGGTTGCAGTCAAAGATTTTTTCGTGGTCGCGCCAATCCCATATCCGATAAACCTGCGCCTGCCGTACATCGATCCGGAGACGCCGGGCACCAGGGCCGCCATTACAGAGTCCCTTTTGAATGAATTCTTCGTTCGAACCAGGCCAGGGCAGACGTGGTTCCGCGCGTGGTCTGACGAGGGAATTATGGCTGCGCCAGGCGTGAACACCTATGATCTTGTCGCCAGCGATGTCGTGATGCCTGATCCTGGCTACATGCCAACGCTTGGAGATGTAACATACGGCTGAGAAATGGCTGATAGGCATCTCCGCCGTACCGGTGAGGACTATGCGCGGCAATCCCTCACGCTGCTCCCGCACGGGCAGGCGTGGCCGCGTTATCAGGGCAGCACGCTCGACCTGACCGTCGAGGGGCTCGCGCTCGAGTGGGGTTTTGTCGACAGCCGCGCGGCCGATCTCCTGGAGCGGGAATCAGACCCGCGGTTAACCGTCGAGCTCTTGACGGACTGGGAACGCAATTGGGGCCTGCCTGATCCATGTTTAAGCGATCCGCCGACCGCCTATGCCGAACGGCGCGCGAACCTCGTAGCCAAGATGACATTGCTTGGCGCTCAGTCGCGGGCATTCTTCTACAAGGTCGCAGACGATCTTGGCTATAGCATCCTGATAACGGAATATGCGCCGTACATGACCGGCGTATCGCGATGCGGCGATACGCGGGGGCAGTACAATCCCGGGGACCCTACTCACTATCATTGGATGCTCGGGCCGCCGGAGATTCGTTTCTACTGGACGGTTCACGTCAGTTCGCTCGATTACCGGTATTTTCACTGCAATAGCAGCGTGTGCGGTATTGACCGGCTGCTCGCGTTCGCGGTTGCGTCCGATCTCGAATGCGTTCTTAATCGCTGGCAGCCGGCGCACACCAAGATCATATACGATTATTCGCCAATGGAATCCCTCGACTTCACCCAGCTGTTTGACTCACAGTATCTGGCCCTTGGGATTATGTAGCATGCCCGACAATAGACAGATCAAGGACGGACTCGGCAACATTTTCACGATCCGAATGCGCGATATATCGCCATTGCTCGACGGCAGCGTGCAACGGTCGATGGTCTACTCGTCGCTTTATCCGCTCGACTATGGTGCCGGCGGTATCTTTCAGCATGTCGCCAAATCGGGAACGATAGCCGCGATGCTGCCGGTGAACTCGCCGATTTACTCGTTTCGCTGGACCTCGTCGGGAATGTTCGCACTGGTTTGGCGCATCCGGATGATGGCATGGACAGTCACGGCGTTCTCCGGAGGGCTGGCAACATTTGACTTGTTCGCGGCCAGAGGATTTACCGCCGCCGACAGCGGCGGCCTTACCGCAAATCTCGCCGGCGAAAACAATCAATTGCGAACCAGCATGGCCTCGTCGAGCGCATCGATAATGTACGCAAGCGCTACCGCCCTCACGGCGGGAACGCGCGTGGTCGACGCCGCGCCAATGGAGAGTTTTACCGCGCTCGCTCCGACAACTGACAATACGCTGTTCCCGTTAGATCCAATCATCCTGTTTCAGAAGGACAAGAGCGACCATCCGTTATTTCTCGCCGCGAATGAGGGATTCATCATCCGCGCGTCAGTGCCGCAGACCACGAGCACGTGGGCGTTCGCGGTTACCGCCGAATGGAACGAAGTTCAGAGTTACTAGGAGCGCAATGTGCAATATAATCAGCCGATAGACCAACCGGGCAATCCGAACGCGCCGTATGTAGACGGCAATCCCCAGGCCGGAATTCAAGGATCGATCGTCCCCGCGGGGTCCATCGAATTCGATCAGCGCGAAGTAGTCGAGGTCATTACCCGCGCCAATGTCCGCGGCTACAGCGACTTTACGGGCACTCCCTGCGCGGTGCCGGCGAACGCCGATCTAATGCAGTTGCGCAAGGCCATTGAAGGATTCATCGGCGACATAAACACGTTTTTGATCACTACCGAGGTGACGTTTACGGTTCACGGGCCGGGCGCGAGATTCACCGATCTGAACGCCGCATTCGCGTACTTGGGAAAATACAAGATCACTCCCACCGGGCACGTCATCCTGCAGCTGGCTGGCGCGACAACCGGCTCGGCCATACAGTACGTATATTACCAGCCGGTGATAATGTCCCATCCTAATAATGACCGGATTTCGATATTCGGCGCGACGATGCTCGGCCCAGTCTCGCGAACCGATGCGGGGTACGCGTGGAACGACAATTCATCGGCGACGCGGACTGCGGACACGGCGACGAACCTTGCCCTTCTGCGAACAAAATTCGCCACGGAACTGCACTTCATTGGTTGTAACGGCATGTTCATTTTTGGAATCGCGCCGATGCATCTCGATGGCATTCTGTTCACCGGCGATACCACCTCCGCGCAATCCGGCGTGATTTTCAACTGCTCCGGGTACATGAATAATAGGCCGCGCTCCATGCAACCGAGCAGCCCATATGCCTATGATGGATTAGCGGCTGTTAATTTCAAAAACGGCGGCGGCGGTTTCGCATGGGACGTCGGCGCCTGCATGGGGATACAGGGCGAGGGGGCGGACCAAAGTTTGGTGACGCCGTTTATCGCGTGCGGGTGCTGGGCTGGAATTCTTCTCACAAACGGCGGGTTCGTTACCTGCAACGGCAATGCTGTTCTGCTTGGCAACGACACCGCCGGCATGTACCTGTGGCCGCGTTCCGGCACCCAGTGGGATGGCGGCATTTTCAGCAATGCAAACGCCAACCAAGGCATTCAGGGCTATCTGTGTTCGACAGGATACATCGCGGCGCCCATGATCGGCGGCGGCTATACAGGCAGCGTATCGCACTGCTATAAAAACGGCAACTATGGGCTTTGGCTCGAAGAAACGAACGTGTCCGCCAATATCGATTTTGGCGCCGGCGCAAATGCAAATACAACCGGGGCGATCTTTGCTGGAAATAACAGCGGCTGCCAGCTGTGGGGCTCCTATGCCAATTATACGCCATGCAGCCCGACGTTTAACACGGTCGGGAACAATAACTCGCTAATCGCTTCCGGCTGGTGAGGTCACCGAATGCAGCTGCTCTATTGTGATTCCAGCGGGACCGTTGTTGGCACCCACGACAGCGGCCAGCAAGTCGAAGCCGGTGCTTACGGCAGCGGCATTCGAGTGATCCCCTACGATCAGCCGTTGTCGACGCTCCCGAGGATTGGTGCGGCACCGGTCTGGCCGGAGCGCGACACGCGGCCATACGGACAGCCGGTGGAAACGCCGGCGGTCCTGAGAGGCTATTCTGCCCAGGCACGGTGGGAGGCAGTCGTGATCGCCGGCATCACCTACAACACCATCGCCATCAAAACCGATCGCGTGAGCCAGGCTCAGATCGCCAGCCTTGCGCAATACGCAGGCACGGTGCCGGGAACTACGACAATAGATTTCATTCAAGACGGCGTGCACAACCAAATCACAGCCACCGACGCCATCGCGATAAGCAATCAGATTAGCGCCTTGATCCAGCAGTGCCGCACGATCGAGGCGGCATGCATCGCCGACCTTAATTCCCCAACGCCGACGATCTTGACCTATGCCGATGTCGATACGCGGTTTGCCGGCGTAGCGAGGACAAAGAGCAATGGCCGGGCCAACTTACTATGAAGCCACTATCAATATCGCGAAAAACGACGATTGGATCGTGCCGTTTCAGTATGGGTATTACGACACAGATGGCGTGAGCATACAGCCAATCGATCTTACCGGCAGCTTGATAAAAATGGAAATACGAATTCAGGAAACGGATCATGAGGCGTTGGTCTCGGTATTTTCTCCGGATAACGGAATCACCTTCGATGCCGGTGATCCCAGCGCCGGACGCTTTACCATCACTATCGATCGCGCGCATTTGATAAGGCTTGCTCCAGGCGCCTATTTTGCCGACTTGGTGCGATTGATGGCGAACGGGTTTCAAGAACGCTTATTCGAAGGTAAGGTCGCGGTTGTCGAGGGCACAACGAGATGACGGAAAGGCTTTACATCGATAATGGCGTCAATCGGATCGCGCTGACGCCAAACGTTGCGGCGCCAGTGCCTGGAACGGCATCGCTGATTGTGCCGCAGGTCGGGCCGTCGGGAGAGCGCGGGGAACCAGGGCCGGTTGGCCCGCCGGGCCCGCAAGGTCCAGGCGGTCCTGCCGGGGCTCAGGGACAAGTCGGGGCGCCCGGCGCCCAAGGACCCCAAGGCGTGCCTGGCCCGACCGGTCCTGGCTATGCGGCGACGAGTACAACATCGCTGGCGATTGCGACCGGAGTGCAGACATTCGCCACGCAATCGCTGCTGGCGTATTCCCCCGGCATTCGCTGTCGCGCCTCGTCGAACGCCGCTCCGACCGCGCATTACATGGAAGGCTATGTGACTTCGTACGCCGGCAATTCGCTGACCGTCAACATCGATATGATTGGCGGGACCGGCACGTACAACGACTGGAATCTCAATCTCGCCGGTCCCACCGGCGCCGGCTATTCGGCTACGGCCACCGGAGCGGCGTCAATCCTTGTTGGCTCGGTTACGCTGACAACACAGACGGCTCTCGCGTACACCGCTGGCGCAAGAGTACGCTTTTCTGCCCAAGGCAGCCCGCAGAATTGGATCGAGGGGTTAGTGACGGCATATTCGGGAACATCCATATCGGCGGCCATCGATATATTTGGCGGGTCGGGCGCCTACAGCGCTTGGGACCTCAATCTCGCGGGACAACCCGGGCAGCCGTTGCCCGATATTGATGGAGGTAGCTTTTGACCAGCACCATTCGCGTCAAACGGCGCAACACGGGCGCCAGCGGCCCTCCATCCTCTTTGGCGGCTTCCGAAATCGCTTATAACGAAATCGACCAAACGCTCTACTATGGGTTCGGGAACAGTTCGGGGCAGGCCGCGTCGATTATACCGATCGCCGGCAGCGGCAGCTTCTTGAAGTCGTCTGATGTACCCAGCGACGGCAAGACCTACGGGATGGTCTCGGGAACGTGGGCTCGTGTCGTATCGTGCAGCGGCGATACCATCAACGGCAATCTTAATCTGACGGCGCAGTCGCCGACTATTCAATTCAATAAATCCGCCGGCGCATACAGCAATTTCATTAACGGAAACGCTACTAACGTTATGCGATGGCAGGTGCTGCTTGGCAACAGCGAAGCAGAAACCGGCGGCAATATTGGAACTAATTTTGCGATTTACCGCTTTGCCGACAGCGGCGCCTATCTGGGCGCGCCACTGACAATCCTGCGTTCGGACGGAACCCTTCACTGCGGCTCCGAGATGCTTACGAACCCATCAGCAGCCATTCAAACCGGCGGCAGCGCCGGAGCTCTCACGGTCCTTGGCCCCAACGGCGGCAATGCGGCAATGTCGTTCAACATCGTTAATACATTCGCTGCAAACTTTGGTCTGGGCACTGACGGAAATTTTTATTTTGGCGGATGGGCGCACGGAGCCAACACCCTTTACAAACTCTGGTCAACGCGCGACTTCAATTATGCGCCGGTCAACAAGGGTGGCGATACCATGACCGGCGATCTTGGGATCAACAAGGCCACCCCGCGGATTATCTTGACCAAGGCGTCGAGCGGACAGGAGATATATATTGACGGGGCGACCGCCGGGGCGAATCGATGGCGAATAGACCTCGCAACCGTTACTGCCGAAACCGGTGGCAATGTCGGAAGCGATTTCGCCATTCAGAATTTTAATGACGGCGGCAATTACATGAGCAATGCGCTGCTCTTGGAGCGCAGCACCGGTAATTTGACAGTTAACTCCGCGAATGCTTATAAAGCGACCGCTGGCGGCTGGCTGGCGTATTCCGACGCGCGCATCAAAAACATTGTTGGCGATTATCAGACCGGCCTTGCGGCGATCCAAAGCCTGCGCCCGGTCAGATATACATACAAAGGCAACGAGACCGCCGATGCTGTCGACGCCGATGCACAAGCGCCGTATCCAAAGTCTCCGCACTATCAAATGGCCAAGGATGGCACCGAATGCATAGGCCTGATCGCGCAGGAATGCGAAGGCGCAATACCGGAGATGATCAGCGAGAGGAAGGCCTTTATCGATGGAATTGAGGCAGCCGACCTGCGCGATATCGATATTACGCCGGTAATCTATGCGCTGATTAATGCGGTGAAAGAACTCTCCGGGCGCGTCAAGGAATTGACCGCTCAGGTCGAGGAACTCAAGCGCGGATAGCGCGGTGCCTGCAGACAATGAGCACTATCCCGTGGTCATGTGCTGTTGGCGATGCGCCACCCGTTACATTGCCGTGCGCGGCCACGGTCGCGATTGCGCCGCCGGACGATTCGGTAGATACCAACAAGGTCGTCATTACCGGCACCGGAACGATCTATTCGTTCGGGCCATCCCCCATGGCGATCATCGGATTTCAGGTCGACAGCAACGGCGATGCGATCGAGGACGCCAATGGCGATCCTATTCCAATCAAGCAGCCGCAGGGTTGCACCAAGCATATAATCTTCGAGCCGATCTCGGCAGCGCAGCCGATCGTCCTGGCCGGCAGCGCATCGATGATCCTGCTCGGCGGCGGCTCGCGCTCAATCACGAACAAGACGCACGGCACCTATGAGTGCGACCTCGCCGGCAATTGGACCGAGCTTAACATCGTCGATATGACGAATGCCGGTGGCGGCGGTGGCGGCGGTGGCGCTGGGCCGCCGGGTCCCGCCGGGCCGCCGGGTCCCGCCGGGCCGCAAGGGCCAACGGGAGCGACGGGGCCCGCGGGACAGCAAGGGCCACAGGGCATTCAAGGTCCGGCAGGGCCGCAAGGTTCGATCGGACCTGCTGGACCACAAGGGCCTCCGGGCATCCAAGGGCCTCCGGGCATCCAAGGGCCAGCCGGGAGCCGCAGTCCTGAAATCGTTCTGACGGACGCGGCTGCGGTTGCGCTCGACGCATCGTTGGGCGATGTCTTCCGGTTGACGGCGGCGGGCGATCGAACCATAAGCGCCCCGGCCAATAAACCCGGCGTTGGATCAGCGCAGAAGATCGTCATCCGGCATCTCGCCTCCGGTGCAAACCGGACGTTGACGCTGGCCACGGGGACTGCGGGCGCTTTCCGGTTCGGGTCTGATATTCCAAGCTTGACGATCACGGCCAATGGCACAACTGACTACATCGGATCGATCTACAATCCGGTTGCGGACCGTTGGGATGTAGTCGCCTATAGCAAAGGCTTCTGACAATATCGGGATAGAATGCAATGCTCAGCATAACCCACAGCTTTGTCAGCACCAAGGCGGATGGAACGGATACAACGGTCGTGCGCCCGTCCAATTGGAATGCGACGCACGTTGTTGGCGGATCAGTGGCGTTCAGTGAACTGACCGGCAATATTGCTACTACGCAAATGGCGGGCGGCACTGGTGCCTCATCGACGACATTCTGGCGTGGCGACGGGACGTGGGCAGTACCTGCAGGCGGAGCCGTAAGTTCGGTATTTGGACGTACAGGCGCGGTGGTTGCGGCAGCCAATGATTACTCGTTCGCTCAACTGACCGGCAATATTGCTACTACGCAAATGGCGGGCGGGACGGGCGCCTCATCGACGACTTATTGGCGCGGCGACGGGACGTGGGCAGCACCTGCAGGCGGAGCCGTAAGTTCGGTCTTCGGGCGTACAGGCGCGGTGGTTGCTGCAGCCAATGATTACTCGTTTTCGCAGCTTTCCGGGAATATTGCCACGTCGCAGATGGGAGGCGGGACGGGCGCTTCGGCGACAACCTTTTGGCGTGGCGACGGGACGTGGGCGACGCCGGCTGGTGGTGGTGGAACTCCGGGCGGTGCCAACACCCAAATCCAGTACAACAGCGCCGGTGCCTTTGCCGGCAGTTCGAATCTGACTTTCGATGGCACCAACATAACGACGGCTGGCAACATCTATCTGACCGCCAACTACACCGGCGTGTTTACGGGGGGTTACGGTGTAACGGGCTTTTATTTCAACGCTGGGGAACCTGCCGTAAATTTCAGAGTCAACAGCGCCCGTGTATTTGCGCTTGATGGAGGACTTGGCGCGGCGGTGCTGAATTCAGGTTGGGCGCTTTCCTTTGGCAATCCGGAATCAGACGGCGGCGATACCAAACTATTCCGCGATGGAGCTGCTGGCATTCTCGCCCAACGTAACGGCACGAGCCCGCAATCGTTTCGCGTCTATAACACTTACACCGACGCGTCGAATTACGAGCGCGGCGTAATCGGCTGGAACACTACGGCGAATACTTTGACAATAGGTACTCAGGCATTGGGAACAGGTGTAGCGCGTCCAGTCAGTATTTCTACTAGCGGCTGGACGATGAAGCTGCCGACAACTTCAGGGACCAGTGGACAATTTCTTCAAACAGACGGTACTGGAATTACATCATGGGCGACGCCGGCTGGTGGTGGTGGCGGGACGCCTGGTGGCACGACCGGGCAGTTGCAGTGGAATAGTGCTGGCGCGTTTGGAGGCATGCCCGGTTCTGTTGTTGCTACCGATGGATCGTCGCTGACTCTAGCTAGTCAGACCGGGTTCGTTGGCAGCAGGCTGGTTCTTGCCGGAAATGCACTTTTCGGCGGGGCAGATAGTGGTGTTTCGTTCTTGCTTGGATACAACCAGACTGGGAATAAGCAATTTTGGCTTGGTGATGTGGATGGCATAGGCAATACTACGTATACGTTCCTGCGTGTGATTACTTATAGTCCTGGCGCTAGTGGCATTACCTCACTTGATATGGTGGACGGCGCGAATACAGTTGCATCTCCGGTTTATTTTTCCTATGGAGTATCATTTGGGTCTGGCACTAACGTACTGCCGGACGCCATGTTGAAGTGGGATGCCCCTGGCATTATTGCCCAGCGCAACGGCACTACGTGGCAGTCGCTGCGCGTGTACAACACCTTCACCGACGCCTCGAATTACGAGCGCGCTGTAATCGGCTGGAACACTACGGCGAATGTGCTGACGATCGGAGCGCAGGCAGCGGGGACGGGATCTCTGCGCCTAACCGCGATTGTTGCCTGGGCCAAGGCGGGGGCGCCAGTCGCCACCGATATTCCAGTTGGGACGTTTGCGCTGATTCGTGATACATCTGGTGGCACGACCAAGCTTTATTACAACAACGCTGGGACGCTGCAATCAGTGACATTAACATAGGGAAAATCGGAACATGGGCACTGTGACAATCACTTCCGCCGGCTATGCGGCTTTGTCTGGAGCCGCTCCTGATAATTGGCCAAGCAATCTCGTCTGGCCGCCGACCGGGACAATAAACGGCACCAAGCAATTTACGATCAGCGATGCTGATGTACGGCAGATGATGGCTTGGATCGCCACCAACTACAACGCGGCGATAGTGGCTGGCAGCCCGCCGCCTGGAACGCCAGGAGATCCAGTAACCGCGCCAGCGATCGGCATCATTTTGGCGTGGCTGAAAGGGTTCATGAATGCGACGACCGATGCAGTGCAGCTGCACCACGTGACGCAGGCCGTGCTGCCACCGCCCATCACAATCAGCTAATTGAGGATGTGAAATATGAAGATCGAAATCTCGATGGAGCAACTTCAAGTTATCGGGCAGTGCCTGGAAAACGGTCCCTACAAATTGGTCGCCTCTGTAATGATGCACTTGCAGCAGCAGATCGACGCAGCCCGGGCCACCGAACCGCAAGAGAATGTGATCAAGGACAACGGTGCTGGCGCCGCCTCATATAAGTAATGACGACTGCATTTCAGGCAGACGCTTTTCAGAGCGATAGCTTTCAGGTCGATGAGCCGGCATTTCAGGCCGACACATTCCAGAACGATAGTTTTCAGATTGCGCCCGCGCCCGTAACCCCGGTCAAGAACACCGGCAGGTTCTTTCTGGTGATGTAACATGAAAAAAACCAAGAGAAGGAACCCGGCCGGCTATCGTAATTATTATGTCACCGACAAGAGCCAGAACAGGTCGGTAACGGTAGCTCTCACCGCAGAGTTGTTGCAAATGATCGAGAACGAATGCAAGCAAAGGAACGTCAACCGGGCCGCGTTTGTCCGCAATGCCCTAACTGAATACTTCAAAGGGATGTCAAACCATGCAACCGCCTGATCCGAATCGCAATCCATTCGAGCATCGCGCCAAGTTCGGCGTCCTTTTGGACGTGCGCGAGCTCGCGCAGACCTTGCGCGAGAACGATCCCGACGGGGTCGATCAATGGGTCCGCGAGAACGCCCAAGATATTGAAGGCGTGCAAGTCGTGCTCGGGCTTTTGATCAGGTACATCGTTGCCAGAGGCCTCTGATGTGCCGCGGATGCGAGGCGAGGCGCCGCGCGGTCTATGCTGCGTTCGACAAGATCGCACGGGCGCTCCGCAGCGAAAAACGCGGGCCGCGGCAGAAGAACCGGGACAAGGATCGGCGCGCGCGAAAGCGTTCCGGCACATACTGATCTTGAAAAAATCTGAGCAGCTTATATTGGCCCTGGCGGTGCTTGCCGGTGTTGCGCTGTCCGTCCTAGGGCTGAGCGTTGTCCTGAGGGACGGCGCGTCGAGCCAGCAGCCGCCCGGGCCGCCGGTGGCGATATATCAGGGTGTGCCGCTCGACGCGACGCTGCTGCGGCTCGATAAGCGTGCGCTCGACGAGGCGTACCATGCGCAAATGCTCAAATTGTTCGGTGTATGGTTGGCCTCCGGCGCGCCCGGTGAGGCGACAAATTTTATCAATGGCCTGCGCATCGCGCGGCGTGCTTACACGCAGGCGGCGGCGCAGATTGCAAGGCGGGAGACCGAGCTGCTTGAGCAGGAGCGCGAGCGGCAACAACAGCAGGATCGACAACAGCAGGATCGGCGGCCGGAGGAGCCAAACAAATGAAAATCCTGATCTCAAGCGGGCACTCGACAAAATGCCAAGGTGCGAGCGGACACCTGAACGAGGTCGAGGAAGCAACGAGAACCGTCAACCGCGTTTTCGACATCTGGAAAGCCGCCGGCATCCCGTGCAACAAATTTCACGATACGATCAGCAACGATAGCTCGGAAAACTTGAATCGTATTGTCGATTGGCACAATTCGCAAACCAGGGACCTGGATGTGAGCGTCCACTTCAACGCCGGCGGCGGAACCGGGACCGAGGTCCTGTATGTCACACAACAGAGCCTTTCGGACCGCGTTTCGGCGGCGATCGCCGATGCGGCAGATTGGACGGACAGAGGCCCAAAATACCGTTCGGATTTATTCTTCTTGAATAACACCGAGGAGCCGGCCATCCTGGTCGAGGTTTGTTTCGTCGACTCATCCAGCGATGCGCAGCGCTACAATCAGAGGTTTGAGGCAATCTGCCAGGCGGTCGCCGAGTCGATCTCCGGGCAGGACCTCGACGCGCCGATCGATCCGCCGGAGCAGCCGCCGGCCGAGGTTACCGGTGACAACAGGGTCGATATCACCGCGGCCACCGACGGCCATGTAAGCGTGATCTGCAACGGGACGTTGATGCACGGCCACGAGGATTGCGAGCATACGGTGAGATTTACGCTCGCGACCCAAGGCGATGCTGTCGTCGTCATCAACGGCGAGGAGTTCCACAATTATCCGTCGCGATGATTGCCGGGTGGCAATTTTCCTGGGAATAGAGCCCGTACGCCAAACTATCGTATTCGATTGAGACGTAATCTTCGGTCACGCTTATTACGGTACCGGCATCGAGGTGCGCATGCCGGACCCGATCGCATTTGCTGAGCTCCCGGCCGTCGATTGATATCATCGAACGCACCGCCATGAGCGGCCACGATTATAGACCTGTTTGCGCCGGTGCACGCGGGTGCAGGCGTCCTCTTGCTTTGGCGTTGGCATTGGCGCGACCTCTGGTGCGGCGACCTCTCGCGCGGGCGCAGGCGGAGGCGTTTGTTCTGGCGTCGCGTCTTCTTTGACGGCATGGAAATGGACGAGGGGCACCGTCTTCGGAACGATCATGTCGGGTGCCGGCATCTCGGGCTTCGGCGCCGGCTGCTGATGAGGCGCGGCGAGACGCAATGCGAAAACAACAATCGCGGCAATCGCGATGAAACTGGCGACTGCGATCGTATAGCGGATCGGCATCGGTCAGTCTCCGGCCCGTTTCACGCTTGCATTGAAAGTGCCGAGCTCGATACTGGCGGCGAAGCGTTGCAGGTCGCCGGTCGTCCATCGGGATAGGCGCCTTCGAGCCGCAAGATCGTCGCCATCGAACGGCGGGTAAAGCTGAACGATCCGGCGAATCAGCCAGCCGCGGTCGTCGCTCTCTCTCGGTTTCGGCAATGCGGGCTTAGCTGAGCGTTCATTTATGAAACGCCACGTTTTTGTCCATGGCTTTTCTTCCTGATCCATCTTTCCCCCCTGGCGTCAAGAATGAAAACTCGGGTTTGCACGCGATGCGGCAAGCATGTGCTCGAGATAGTCGAGCCGAAAACCTGCACTATGTGCGGCAGAGAGTTCACGCCGAACCGGCCTGGCCAACTGACATGCGGGCCGGTCTGCGCGACGCGGCAGAAGAAGGCAAAGCTCCGGGAGATTGGCGAGAAAAGGCGCCTGGCGAGACGGAAGCTCACAACGCCTCCATGAATTCACGGTCACCGAACAGGACGGCGATGTTGCCAACAAGCCAATCCTTTGGGGTGTTAGTTTTGTCGTCGAGCAATTGCATTCCTTGCCGCCGCAGCGCCCGTTCCCAGCAAAGCGTTGCCGGCTCGTTGACCGGAAATTTGTCGAGCTTGCCGTACTCGTTGCAGAAGGCAACGCAATTCATCACCGTGCCGGCATAGCCGATTGTCAGAAACCCAGGCACCAGTTCGAGATAGCCGCCGACGGTGGTCATCAGTTCATCGGCAGTGATCGCGCGCGTGTAGTGCTTGACCTCGGGGTCCTTATCGAGGTCGCCCGGCCGGATGACGATCACCGTGCCGAGCATCTCACTCTCCGGTTTGAATCCGTTGCTCGATCAGGTCCCAGATTCTCTGACTCCGACGTTCCATCAGGTCGCGGATTTTCTTTATCTGGAGCTCGATCGCCGCCATTGACGATCCGTGAGTCGCGATGGCGTCTGCTACGCAAAGCAGCGCAAAGGCGACCGCGAATCCAGAATCGTCTTCGGCGCATTCTAAAAAAGCGCGTCCATGCTTATCCAAAAGCTCATTCGTCATCTCGTTTCCCTCCGGCTCATTATCGTCCCTGGTCTTCCAAGTCATCATATGTGCGCATATCTTTGAACCTTGAGCCGCGGTCGGATTGACTCCCTTACCGATGGCTCCGCCGCGCTCCTAGCCGCGGCCTTAAACGCCGGACGAGCAAGCCCCCGCTCGCGCCGGCGTTTTTGCTACACGGTATTTGCGTGGGCGTTTCATTTGACCTCTGGCCAAATGCGTTTGCGCGGCCAATCGCAAGGTTCATCCTTCATCGACCACGGAATCCAATCGATGTGAAAATAAGGACATCGTGCCCTCAGGAATTTTTTAACTTCGCGTTCGGGTTGCGGGCAGTGAGGGTCCATGATGTGGTAGTCATCGTGCCGAACGCGCTTTTTCCAACGCTCATACATTTCCGGCCAAGGGTCTTTTCCCTTCATTGCGATATTCAGATCAATATCGCTGAGTATCTTGGCGTCAGTGATGTAGCTGCCGTAGGCATAGACTTCGGTCACGCCCCAACAGAAATCCTCGTTAGCATTCACTTCGGCAACACGTTGCAGAAATGCCGCCATCAGTGCATTTACCTTTTCCCTCGTAAGGGGCGGCAACAGCGAAGCGCACGAGAGCCGAAGCCCTTTGTCGCTAACCCTAAAACATCTGGGATATTCCGGGTCTGGCTCGATCAATCCAGCAGCAAGCAACGCATCGGTTGGATCGATCCTGCGAGGTTTTTTGAGCCAATCGTCGCGATGCTGGTTTGGATAATTGCGAATGAGGTCCTCGCGTGACCAGGAGCCGCGACGTAGGTTGCGCAAACCGTCACGGGCTTCCTTTGCCGGTCGACCAGCAATGAGGTTATTACGATCTAAGCGCATCACACACCCTTTAGGTATCTGTTGGATTGGCCGCGGCCTTAAGCGCCGGACGAGCCCCCGCTCTCCGGCGTTTTTGCTATTCGCTGATGGAGGTGCGGAAAGGGCGCATGGCCGCCTTGATGGTCGCACGCGCGAGATAGAAGACAAGTGCTGTTGCATTGGTGAGCATCACGGCTATGGACGCAAAGCTCATCACCCATAGGCCGATTTCAGCCGCACCGATTTCGTGTAGCATTGGCTTTGACTCCCTTTTGTGCTGCAAATCTCCGCCCCGACGGGCGGTTAGTTTGTGAATTAAGGCAGAAAAAAGGCGTTTTCACCACGTGGTGAAAACGCCTTAATTTCCTACGCAGCGGTAAGCCTGGGTTTTACTTCGTCATTCCAAATATGCCGAAGCGACGACCGATTCGACTGGCGCAGCAATTCCCGCATTGCCTTCGGTGATACACCGAGTTGAAGCATAGCGGCACGATCGTTGATATCGATATCGATTTCATGCTCCTCCAGCCAAAGATGGAACTTCTGATTTGCGGGATATCTGGCTCTTGCTTCGCAAAGCGCTCCCGCAGCCATGATGGCACCGTCTATCCACTGATCGCGACCGAATGCCATGAGCTCCTGACCATCCTTGATCTGCCGCACCAGATCGGCCTCTGATCTGGCATCCGCACTGGCGACAGCACGGCCATTCAGTTGTGCGTAGTCGTTCAATGCCTTCGCTCTGGCTTCCCGTTCTTTCAACTTCCAGCCGGCATTATTCTTCCGTTTGCTGGCTTTTTTCTTCTCAGCCTTTCGCTGTTGTTTTTCCAGTTCCGCTCGACGGGCCTTTTCGGCAGCTGCCGCTGCCTTAGCTTCTTGCTGCCGTTGCCGTTCAGCCTCGGCTGCAGCCCGTTGCGCCGCGCGCTCGCGAGCCTTCTGCGCATTTTCTGCCGCCTTGGCGGAGGCTAGTTCTTGCCTTACTTTTTCGGCATCGACCTTTGTTAGAACGTCGCTAACCCTGGTGATGGCGCCCAAAGGGATGTGCAATTCATCGAAACACCATCTAGAGAATTCCGTATCATTGTCGATTTCCTTGCGGATATTCCCGATTTCGACGAAAAAGGCAGCGAAGAAGTTCTGCCCTTTGGTCCAGAGAACGCTAGCTTTGTGTGGGTCTGGCATTGTTTCTAAAAGGGAGCCGGCGCCGGCTCCCTCCTCCTATCCGGTTATGCCGCAGCCGGCTGTTGCCGATCATAGGTCAACAGCAACTGCTTGCGAGTGCGGGAAATAACCGAGAGAACGCCTTGAACGTGAGGGCGAATAGCCAAGCCATCTCTAGCCAGCCTATCCGCAATGTCCTTCGAATCGGAATTGCGGAGGAGTGAGGCGTCAAGCTTTGCAAGCGCGTCACGAACAAGGTCCTTCTCGGTAGGAGTCGATCGTCGGTCGGCATTCGCAGCCTCACGGCGCCGTTCATAAACCTTCACCATGGAGATGGCTTTTTCGACCGACGAACCGGCCTCTTTCGCCATCTCTTCAAGAAGGTTTATGGTACTAAGTACATTCCCATTCATAGTCATGCACTTTGTTTCCTTTCTAGATCAGGCAAAGCCATTTTCCTCGAAAGGAAACAATAGCTGCTGATCTTTGGGCGGGATTGCCCTCCATGCTGTCGCCTTGAACAGCATGGAGGGCAAGGTTGGGCGCTATTGCCGCCGCAGACATGATACGATATATGATCGGTGTCAAGAGGTGACCCGATGAAAAAATATCCAGCTGGCATAGACGCGGCGGTCAAGGGCGCAGGCAGCCTGCGCAAGCTTGCTGCCGTTCTCGGCATACAGCACAGCGCCATCCTCAAGTGGCGGGCGGTTCCAGCGCACAGGATCGTCGAAATCGAGCAGAAGACTGGCGTGCCGCGGGAGATTCTCCGGCCAGAGCTGTATGTCCGTACCGCAAAACGGTGAACCCGCCGCAAACGGTCAAGCATCTAGCGGGCCGGCGTGGCCCAGCCACGCCAGGCCGAGCCGAGCCCTGCCTCGCCAGCCTCGCCATGCCGCGCCGGCCCCGCCGCGCCATGCCCAGCCACGCCGTGCCGCGCCCAGCCATGCCTTGCCTTGCCAGCCATGCCCAGCCCAGTCAGGCCAGGCCTCGCCAGGCCATGCCGCGCCGCGCCTCGCCACGCCGCGCCGCGCCAGCCCTGCCAAGCCTCGCCATGCCAAGCCCCGCCCAGCCGCGCCAGCCATGC